CACTTGCCACTTCTACGCTTAATACTTCCCAAAACCAGTAGTCTATCATATATCCAACCACAGGCTCTGCAAATCTCTTATCGTATTCAAAGGTTACGATTAAACCGTCTAGCTCTAATTGTTCTTCATTCATGTTTTTTGTTTTTTTGTTATTAATAATAATAAATCATATCAATGTTGAAATTCTCCAAAAATAGTTTCCCCCAAATCAATGCATCTTCATAATTTTTAAATGATTTTTTATCAAGTTTAAAATTTTTTTCCTTGTTCATAAATAAAATGTAAACCGTATCTTTCATGTTTATTTGTTTTAATTGTTAGCGTATTTTGGTTTTGTTAATTCAATTTTTTTAGCACCTCTCAGTAGTTGCATAGCTTCCTTAGAAGCTGCTCTAAAAGTACCGTAGCAATAAGCTTGTCTCCCCTTTTCATCCACAAAAAGCCAGTTCCCATAACCCTTTGGCTTTCTACCTACTTCTAATTCAAATTGTTTCGTGCAAATTGTTTTCATGTTTATTTTGTTAAATCAGTTAATATTTTAATAAATTGCTTTTTGCTAATTAGACCTTTATTATATTGGTCTTGTAAAGCTTGCATTAGTTTTAAATCTATTGTTTTCATGTCCTTAATTTTTTAAAATATTATTATTTAAGTATTTAATTACATTTTTAATTTTTTCTTTTTCAACATAATCAAACGCACCAAATTTAAAGCCAGTTTCCTCAAAAACTAACTTAACATAATTATGTGCTTCATCATAACTATAACCTTGGTTAAATACGTGTCTTTTACACTCATCAATTTTTGCTGCTAATTCTAAAAATAATTTCATAACCTTTATTTGTTTTTGTTTTAACAAATATAATACACAAATTTACTTCTTGCAAGTTTTTTTGTACTTTTTTACAAACTTTTTTGTAATTATTTTGTAACTGCTTGAAAACTACATAAATAAAATTGCGTTAAATTGGTATCTGAGAAATAAGAAATTTGATTACCCGCCATAGGTAGCGACGAAAATAAACAAGCGCACCGCCTATAAGCATATAAAGCCACCATTTGCAGCGTTTCTGTTGTGCTTTGATAGTATCTATTGCTTTTTTATATTCAGTGCGTAAACGAGCTTCTATTTGCTTTGTATCGGCTTTCTCCTTTATTCTAATAGTGTCGCGTATTAACTTAGTCTCGTATCTGAGTAAAGGTCTATCTTGGTATATAGTGCGTGTTTCTATCTCGTGTAGCGTGTCTATCCTTATTACCTCGTTTGTAATAGTGTCGTGAACTTTAATAAGTCGTATAGTTCTATTTGTTACTGTCTCCTTTTCGGGTTTCCATCCTTTTTTTACCGCCTTCTTAACGTGCCACGTCGGAGAACAGCTAGCGAATAATAGTATAATTAATAAGTATCTCATTAGAATAAGTGTGTTAAACGTGCAATTTGTCCGTGAATAGGGTGATGTAAAAATCCTTCTACAGCTTTAGGTGCGTGAATATATCCGTTTCTGTGATGCCATGAGTCTGCCCCGCTAGGGCTTCGTAAACTTTCAATACATACGCTCATTATATCCTTGGCTGTTTTGTGGTGTACGTGATGCGTGTAGATATATCTGTGTTTACACCTTCCCCAGTCGTTCGCTTCGTGTGCCATTAATAGAGGTAAATCATTCGTTTTTGCCCCGTCACCGTGTGTGCTGCCTATTAGATTAAGTCCGTATGTAAAGTATTTACGGTGTGAAATAGATACATCGAAAGTAATGTTCCCCGAATTTCTAAAGTGCGTAGCAATAAGTTGAGCTAAATAAAACCCGCTTGTATAATCGTGGTTACTTGGGTTGAATGTTACGTGAACGTCTGCTACTTGCATAAGCATCTCTATAAGGTCTACGTAAAGTCGAACACCGTCGAGAAAATTATCGTACCACATTCCGTCAGTGTCTTGAGGTGTTCCGCTTGTCGTTTGTCGTTTAGGAGTGTCTGTGTGTAGAATATCGTTACCTATAACTAAAAGTATCTTATCAATGTTAAACCCTTGCGACTTGTTTAACAACCCTTGTACGCCCTCTTTAACTCGTTTAACTGCAATTTGTGAGTTATACTCCTGTCCTGTCTCAAACGCTCTGCAAAGTTTACCTATGTGAATATCTGCTGGGTCTACTAATAATAAATGAGCGTCTTTAGTTTTCTCCCTTACAATAGTAGGGTATTTAGGTGCGTAGTCCTTAAACGCTTCGAGTAGTTCGTTAAACGACTTCTCTATAGCTATTGTTTCAGGCTCTTTGTAGTTGTGGTTCTTTATAAATAAGCTAGACTCTTTAGATTTTATCCAGCCGTGTTTTACTTCTCTAGGGTCTGTTCCGTTATCTATTGCAGTATTCCAAAGGTTACGAAGGTTGTTTAAGGCTTCTAGCTCATCGGGGTAAACTCTTATCCTTATCTGTTCGTATTCCTTTACCGCCTTAGTTGCTGGTTTCCTTTTTTTCATAAATTGTCTATTGTTCGCGCTAGAACTAACGCAGTTTTAAAGCGAAACTCCCAGCTTCTTAATAACCTTACCGCTTCATCGTTAGTGTGAAACTCTAATTCTAATAATATAGCGGGGCAAGTCGTTCTTTTTATAATCGAAAAATTTGCTTTTTTGTGTCCTCGATTTCGTAGCTCGGGAAACGTCTCGCTCATTTCTTTTATCCAGTTGTCCGCAGCCTTGTTGCTTATAAACCCGCTACCCTCAGAAGTAAAAACCTCGTACCCTCTCGCGTTAGTATTGTTAGCAGCGTTCGAGTGTACAGAAACGAGTAAATCTAAATCCTTAGCGTTAGCAATAGTTACCCTAGTCGAAAGAGGTACATCTTTATAGTCGTAAGGGTCTGTAATAAATACTACTTCGTGTCCGAACTTTTGAAGCACTTGAGCGTATTCTATGCCGTACTTTCTGTTGTTTACTCCCTCGTAGAACCATTTGCCGTCTACAGGGTGAGGAGAGCGTTTTCCCGCTGTTACATAGTTTCCGTTTTCGTCTAGTCCACCATGCCCGCAGTCTATGCCTATTCTCATAGTTTCTTTTTAATATCTGTAATAGCTTCTTTGCCTTTACGAATCAAATGTAGTAATTTTTTGAAATAAAATTCCGCGCCCTTATCTTTATTTATCGCGCGTATGTTTTCGTCTACGCTTAAAGCCTCTATAAAAACGAGTAACAAACAAGCACTCTTAGTTAATAAGTGGCTTATTCCGTAAATACTGCCATCCATTATATAAACATCTATAGGGTAAAGTATAACTATTAATAACTCATAGAAAAGCACCTTAAAAGCTACCCTACTTAGTTTGTGACTTGTTATAGTCTGCTTAGTTCTATACGCCTTGTATAAGCCTAGAAACGTGTCTATAAGTATCGCTAAAGCTACTACGACCATTAACGGAGCTATAGGGGTAAGAAATACCGCTAAGCTTGTTAGTATATACCCTATAAAAGTGCTAGTTTTCATTATTCTACTACTTCAAAATCTGTTGGAGTGCCTAAAAAATCAATACTATCGTCATAAACAATATACCAAAATACAGGGCTGTTTAAACTTGCTTCATCATAATCTACCCAATACTGAGTAACATCGTCAGGGCTAACTGGTAGACCGTAATGGTCTGCGCATTGTTTTCGTGCTGCTATTGCTTCCGCTTCTGTGTTGTATTTATATCCTGTTATTATCATTAGAATACTGTATAATAATTGTTAATATCTGTTTCTATTGCTGTTCTGTTTGCGCTCTCGTCTGTATTTAGAATTATTACTTCTCCTATATGTCCTACAAGTTGAAATGAACTTGAACCCGTGGTAGGGTCACCAATCATAAGCACATTACTCGTGTATGTACTCGAATAAGTGTTTGTTGTTCCAGTTGCCCCATTATCATAAGCACTCATGTTGTTAGAACCATCAACAAAACCACTTAATAATTTATAATTTGAATCATTCCTTTGAACGCTTAAATTAGTGGAAAAATCACCCGCGGATGTTCTTATAAAAAGGTTTGTTCCATTTGCTCTTCTATCATTAAAATTAACAACATATTGACCACCCCCAGATTGCGCACGGTCATAAGACTTAAATACAGCACCTAAATCATTAGCCGTTTCATGCGAACTCACTGTAAAATAAGAAAAAGGATTTGTTGCTAACGGTATGACTTGACCGAAATGTTTTAACCAATCATTATTAAAGTAAATTGCTGGTTTTGTGTTTTTAGTTTCTAAAACTCCCGAATTAACTATTCTTGGTTGTGTTACGGCTGTAAAGTTTTCCGCATCTCTACCATTACCACTTTGGTCGTACCATTTAGTAACATAACCATCATTCGCTCCCACAAAAGAAAGTAAAGAAGTAGTATCTAGCTCATCACTAACAAACCCTATATCTTGTTCTGCATTATCACTTGAGCGTCTTACTCTTATACAGTTAGTTGCTGTGCTTGATATTTTACGCATTGAATAACCGCCCTCTGAAGAGTAGCTATCTAGTAAATAACTAGCACTTGGTGCGCTTTGAAACCTAAAACTGTTTATTAAATACATATTGCTGTAAGTGTACATCTTATAATACTATTGCTACGCTTCCGCTAGTTAACTGAACTCCTGAGAATACTTGATTTTGTGTAGGTCGAATAATTGCACCCGCCTTAACTGCATTTGCTGGCGTTGTTACATATTCCCCCTTTACGTCAATTCCTCCTATCTTAATAGAAGCAAAAACTGTATCCTCTAAAGTCACAATAGTATCAAAGTTCTGAGTTAATTCTGTAGCATCGTTTACTACTTTCGTACCTTGTAAACCGCTTATAATCTCTTCCGTTTTAAATTGCATCTTTTTTATGTTATGTTAAAATTCGTTTTCCTATCATTACTACCTTAAGACCCTTTCCCGCTGTTGTGCTTCCTACTTGGTCTATATCTATAGTTATTTCTGAATCGTCCTCTAAAGTAGGGGTATCAATAAAAGGAGGCGTAGCTGCTGTTGTGCTTGTTTTCTCGCTTGCGTCAATACTTATAACAGTGCCTAGTATAGAAGCTCCGTTTTTATTAATATCTACTTCTATCGTGCTGCCTACAGGAGCTGTATTAACGTTCGCTCTGACCTCTGTACAATTCATCTTATAAGGCATTCTAAAAGTTACCTTAGCAGTGCCTGTAGTTAGGTCTGTAGTCTCATCCGAACACGCTATAACTAACTCAGCGGGAAACGCACCTACTAAATCGTCAAAGTCTATCTTTTTAGTAACTCCGCTCTGTACCAATACGAACTCATCGCCTGAGCTTGCGTTAGTTGCTGCCGTTAAATTACTTATTCTGCTGTCTGCCATTATTTAGCTTTTTAATGTACTTCTTTAACTTAATTACGTTCGTCTGTTTTGGCTCGTATCTCTTCATAAATCTATATTACCCAGCCCCCGAAGTCGCTTTCGCTACTAGGGTACATATCTCCGTTACTATTACTATAATACTCAGGAAACTTACTTTGATTGAAGCTCATATAGTCTATAAATCTCCGCGTGTAGTGCTGTGCTATGTTTCGCTGTTTCTCTATTAAAAAGTCTACCTCGTTTTTGCTTACTGTTTCGCTGTTTTCTGAGCCGTGCTTGTACATTCCTTTATTAGCTATCGTGTAAGATGCAAAGGGTAAATACTCGACCATCGCCCAGTGAATAAGCATACTTTTAACGTAATCTAATAATAGGGCTTTATAGTCCGCGTTTGCAACATCGTCTAAAGTTCCCGCTACTATTAAAGCTTGTATCTTTTCGAGTAAGTCAGTACCTAAGTAATTTTGAATATGCGTGTCCTGTGCTATGTTTACGAACTGAATAAATAAGTCAACGTCTACGTTTCCGTTTAACGCTGTCTTTTTTACTATATCGTCTCTAGTTATTAGTAGTGCTTTTGCCATTATCTTGCGTCTTGTGGTCTGTTAGGGTTGTTAGGGCTGTAGCCTTTATATCTCATGTCGTTAGGCATCATAGCTACCTCTTTCGGGTTTCGTACTCTATAGCCAAACTTCTCAGCTTTACCCGTGCTTACTTGTGAAGTATCTTTAGAACCTATTGAAGCGTTCTTTTTTAAACTAGCGTAAGTGCGTCGCTCCCATTTATGATGGCAACGAGGTCCGCCCTTAAACTTAAATATGTCGTAAGTATCTGCTCCGAACTCTCCAAAGCCAGCGTTAACTACGCTTATGCTCATTTTGTCTATGTCCTCCTTTTTGTAAATCTTAGCCGCTCGCATCATTGCCTTACAAAAGTCGCGCTCAGGAGCTTCGTTACCTACATATTTATAACGCACTTTAAAATAAAAGCCGTCTATTTCTTTGTCTTGTGCGCTCGGCTTATTCGGGTTCGCTCTTCCTGTACCTACTAACTCCATAAGCTTAGATAATAGGCTTTTTTTAGGCTTCATCTGCTCCTCCCATTCCTTTACTTGAGCATCTAACTCCTCTTCTTGGTCGTAGTCAACTTCTCGGCTATCTATAAGTTCCCACTCTTCGCTCTCCTCTTCTCCGAACTCAGCTAATAAGTCGTCAAGCTGTGAACTAAAATTTATTTCGCTTTCTTGCTCCTCTTCCTGTTCTTTAATCTCTATATCTTCTAGTAAATTTAAACGTCTAAAGTAAAGGTCTAAAGAAATACTGTTAAACGCTAAAATCTTATCTATAGCGTCAATCATTAGCTCTTGGAACGGTTGTATAGTAGCGTTATAAAAATAACGTGCTGCTACTTCTATCTCGTCCGCGTTACTTGAGAATCCTTGGTTATCTGTAACAATACCTACTAACATAGGAGACGTTACTGTGTGTCCTGTTAATATCTTTTGTTCTGCTTCTTTACTCAAGTATTCGTAGTGTGCTGGTGCATCGTTCAAAGGTATATCGTCTACCGTTGTTTTGCTTTCTGCGTTATTATTAAAGGCTACAATTACTTTTTGCCCTCTCGAGCCTGTAAGTTTGTTTAATACTTTTCTGCTTACCTCCTCTTGCTTCTCTTGGTCAGGCACTCCGTTGTTAAAGTTAACAACCTTAGTACCGCTAAAGCCGTTTTGTACCTCGTTAATTAAATAGTCGCTTATCTCCTCTTCTAGTATTGCATAAGGTACAGCAGCGAGGTAATCAATCTCTCCGAAGTACTTAACCCCTACAGCGTAATCTTTAATACATAGTATCTCTATCTTTTCTTTTGAAGTACCAAAAGCGGGGATACGTTTAGGAGCGAATTTTCTAGTGTCCTCCCAGTTATCGGAATAGTAATAGCCTTCTATATCTCCCTCAGCGTTACACTTCTCAGGGCGTATTAAGTTAGTAGGTATATGGTAAGCCTTAATAACTTTAGTATGCTTCTCGTCGTAGTGTACTTGAAAATGCCCAGCGCCTAACATCTTAAGCTCCTTAATAACCTTACGTAAACATTCAGCGCTAAAGATAGAACGCATAGCAGCGTACTGCGACGGCTTTCTAGCAGCGTCCATAGCATGAAGACCACGCCCATAAATTAAACGCGAAATGTTATTAATTACTGCGCTGTTAGTCGTAGACTTTCTCGAACGGTCGATTAAGAAGTTATAGTAGTCGTTAGCTTCTCCGTATTCTACCCACTCGTTACGAGTGTCCTCTTTTATCTCAGGCTGCTCGTAAGCTGCCAAATTAAGTATCTTAATATCACTCATATGTAACGTAGTCGTTTGTGCTGCTATAGCTTGTGTATTCGTTATTGTTTATTGAGTAAGTGCTTATACTTTGATTAGTACAGAAAATCTTACCCTTGTAAACTATCTCGCTGCCGTTCTTTACCTCTAATGTATAGAAGTTTCCCTCTTTCAAATTAAGTACCTCATCAATTACTAAATAATATCTATCTACTGTAGGCGTAATTGCATAAGTCTCTGAAACGTCCGTAAGCTCGTTTAAAATTACCATGCTATCCGCGACTAATTCACGAGGCACTATTTTAAAAGTTTGAGCAGTTCCTGTCTCTTCTAGTATTATCATAACTTATATACGAAAAAGTCTAATTTTGTTCTTTTTATGAATTTAGGTTTGTCTAAAAATAATTTTAATCAAAAATAACTTTGCTTCTGTAGCCTAGTGTTTATAGGCTTTCTTCGTTTCTCGTTTTTTTAATATCAGTATACTACAGAAAGTACAAAGTGCGTAAATAGCCCTTTAAAATGCAAATACGAGCGTTCCAAGTTCTTAATCAAAACACTAGATTTATTGA